AATAATAATTGCGGCTGATCGGGATCCCAACACTCATCACAAACCAACAGGTTGTACTTCTTTGTCTTAATGATTTCCGTACGAAGTTTTTTTAACTTGAACTGCTGGCCGCATCGATCACACATTGCAATCGAATTTTTTCCAGACGCAAATCTGTTACCCATATCCGCCACCTGACCCAATAAACTGTTGGCGTGGCACAAATCGTATAGCAGCTTTCTCTCGGTCTTCGCCTGCTGCTAAGTTGAATTGCTCTTCATAAGCCATCTTCAACATATCAACTCGAGATACAAGTTCTGGCTGTTTCATGGCAATGTAGTACGCCAGACCTGCTACTAAACATGGAAGGAAACGGAAGTTCATGTCCGCAGTCTGAATACCCGATCCTGCGTCTTGGACTCTTCTCATTCTCCAGTAGACAAACTGATAAGTCGTACTGTTGTCTGGCGTAGGCCAGACTGTTACCGCCGGAAGGTTGGGGTTATAGATCGTTGCCCCTGCTGTATGGCTCGCCGCCGTGGTCCCATTTTGTCCACGAACCACACCACCTAGTGAATTACCATCTAACCACTGGTACAGAATGTCTTCACTATCAATACGAACAAACCCTGCGCTTGGAAGACTCGCCGTTGAACTAAGCGTAATTGTTGTGGTTGTCGAGTTAATTGTTGAAGACAACGTCGCATTAGCAGGGGAAACTTGTCCCGATAGCCTTTGAATCCACACCTGAATAGGACGCGCCTGCTGTAACTTATTAGGGATGGTGGCGTAGGTTGAAACGCTAATCCTGGTAATCGTTAAATCAGCCTGAGTCGATGAAACGTTCTGACCTGTACGGATTACGTGTTCAAGTAAATCTATCGTATCTGTGGGTAATGCATACGTATTTACGCCTGCTGTCAGGGTGATCGTTCCCTGATCAATAGTCCACATATTAATGCCACGGTTCTGCCACTCAATAGTCATCAGATTCATAGAACGCCGTGCCGTACGGAGGTCATAACCAGTCCGCATCTCTCGGCCAGCCCTCTCCCACGCTTCTTCAGCGATCTCTGTGAACTCTGGTGAAAAACCAGTTGAACCGCTAGTGGTCATCTAAATCTCGCAGTCTTAGCGGCAATTTTTGCCGGTTGCTTAACAAACTGTTTTCCTGCGTTTTTTCCAGCTCGCTTTGCTCTTGTAGTCGCAGCGTACTCTGAAGGTGTAAGAGATTTAATTGCCGCCTCCGGGAGATATCGTTCGCCAGTTGCTTTTGAACCCTGTGTGCTAGGTTTGCCACTGCGTGTCCCCCACTTTTGGTCAGTCCAATTCTTCAGACTTTGCTGCGGTGCTTTCACTTCATCTTCTTTAACGTCTGAGCCAGCCTTGCTCGTTGCCCCATTTTACCGGGAGCCTTTGCTGCTTTAGCTAACTTACTTGCGGGAATCGGTTTATCGCCTTTGACGCCTAACGACTTACGCAAAGCGCCAGGTTTCTTGATGGCTTCTTTAATCCACTTACCACCTTTAAACCCCGGAACACCACGTCCTTTTAATACATCAGCACGAGTTACCTTGCCATCATCATTAAGATCCGGAAAATCCTTAGTCACGGTAACCTCCGCCTTTTTGCTTGTACTTCATAGCAAGCATTTGTGCTTTGCGAGCTGACCACTGCCCAGGCGATCCGCCTTTGCCACCAGCTTTTATGCTGTTGAACAATGCTTTACGCATCCCCGGCTTTGTGTAGTTTCCTGCTTCGTTGACACGAGACTCACCGCCTTCTGCAAAAACCATAAAGTCCGTATCGTCTCGACGCTTCTTACGCCGAGCCGTGGGCATCTTTGAGGGCATGATTGCCCCCATGCCACGAGAAGCTAGCATCTCAGCACTTACCGCCGTAGTTCATCTTTTTAACTTTACCACCAGCCTTCATGCCGGTAGATCCCTTCATGGTTACTTCCATGCCACGGGTCTTACCTTTCTTGGCAATACCATCAGCAGCTTTATGACCAGCAGCAAGACCGCCAGCAGCATAAGCCTTACCACCGCGCTTCATGCCCTTCATCTCTTCCATCTCATGTTTGATCATGGACTTTGGCGCGCCTTTGGCTTTCATAAAACCAACTTCTTTCTTCATCATTGCTTTGGGTTCTTTCATTTCACCACCATCCTTTTTAGTGAACTCTTTACCAACAGACATTGGAACACCAACCTTCTTGGCAAACTTAGGGTTATGCGCCACTGCTTGCATAAACTTTTCTTGTTTGTCACTTACAGTAGGCATTACATCTTCACCATAGTACCTTTGGTCTTGCCACGTTTAGCGCAACCGTCAGCGCGGCTAGAAGCAGACCCGCCTTTGGAATACATCATGCCGCCACTCTTTGCGGTCACAACTTCTTCGCTCATCATATCCATAACGCCCATATCCGCCGTCTTGGGTTTGGGTTTTGGTTTTGGTTTGGGTTTCTTTGGAGCAAGACGTGGATCGTATTTTGACGTTTCCATATCTGGAGGGCTAGGTACATTATTTACTATCGCCATGATCATCCTTTCTTTGCGAGGGCATCAATTTTTGCTTCAAGCCGTTCAAAGCCTGAGTCAAATCTTTCCATAATCTTTTCAAGGTCTGCACGAACTTCTGCGCGAGTGATGTGATCACGAGCAATCTCCTCTCGTGTTCGATTCAAGAGAATCTGGATGCGTTTTTGTTCATCAGAAGAATTCTTCAGCATGAACATCACCAGCCCCACTAGAAACGAAGTGATTAGGTTCCACAGAATGATCGGGTCCATTTAGCACTTCCAAGCTTTTAGCGACAACGCTTTGCGCGTTGGTCGCCCTTTTTCATCTTTCATTGGCCCAGGCATCCCACTCATCCTTGCACAAAAAGACTTACGCCGGTTAGCATCTTTTTCGGTTTTTGGGTTTGGAGCGGGTGGTTTGAGTCCGGGTTTCCCCGGATTAGCTGCGTTATACGAAGCTCTGCCTTTGGCATTCAAACCACCTTTTGGGTTTTTGCCTTCCTTGCGCTGCCATGCAGGAGACTTAGCCATAGAAGATCGTAACGCTTGCTATGTTAGTCAAGCTTGCGTAGATGTCGGTCGTGAATCGAACACCTTCGCCAGGAACTAATGTGTAGAAAGAATTAGGATTTGAATTAGCAGGGATGTCAATTTCAATCAAAGTCGTCCCGCTAGAACCACCATTTTTCAATAACAACGTTCCGGCAACACTTGCCGTAGCGCAGATTGAAAATCCTTTAACACGAGCAGGCGCAGCATAAACGGTTCCAGATGCGTTTAGATGCGCCGACTTAACGTCATATTGCATTGCCATGACGTACTCCTAATTAGGCTGCGGTCGTGATAGCAGTCCAAGTCGTAGCACCGTCCGTATTGATGTAGGCGCGAGTACTGGTCGAAGACCCATCAGTGCGGAGATATAACGAACCTTGTGCCGCTGACACAGTTGGCGCGCCAGAACCTACATAAATACCAAGCCCTGCGGTAGAGGAAGCGAGAAACGCTGCCATGCCGCCAGCAGTAGGAGCAGTTCCGCTATCAGCGGTTACATTACCGGTAGCAGAAAGCGAAGCGACAGTAGTAGCAGCAGCAAACGTTGCGTCAACAGTGACAGCACCCGTCGTGCTATTAACTGAAATATCTTGGAATCCAGCAACCGATCTTACTGGACCAGTGAATGTGGTATTAGCCATTTAATCCTCACATGCGATACGGTGTATTAGTCTGCATGTTCGTCAGCCGGGACTGTCTAATACACCGGATAACCCCGGAATAGTATGTTTGTATCAGTTTCTATGGGTGGTGTCAATTAACTTATTTGACTTTAAAAGGTTCTCTTGCTGGGGGATAACTCGCAAGTTCCATGGTACGTGCAGCCCACATACAAGTTCAGATCTTAGAGGAACAATGTGATCTACAACATATTGTTCGCCAGTGGTCTTACTCATAGTTATTGCAATTTGATATATCTGCCGAATCTCAGACTTTTGTTTTCTGCTTAACCACTTTGGCGTTGCTAACCTATGTTTTCTTCGCCTTGATTTGGTATCTGCACGAACCCATACAACGTTTTTTTCTTTCCATGCTTTTTGATATACACGCTTAACTTCTAGAGGACGTGTAGCAGCAGCTTGAATCACTTGTTCGCGATTGATTTCATACCATGCATTTTTTCTTTCTTTAACATCATCTCTTTTGTTGTACTCCCGGAAGTAATCTGCGCGTTTTTCTGCTGCCTCTTGCCACTCCACCTTTAAGCAGTCAACGCATGACCCTTTTGTTTTGCGTGGTGCGATATGCCCATGCTTGCACGGCTCGCCTGTGAAGTAATACTTGGCTCCTGAATCTTTGGCTTCTTTGCGGGTTTTGGGTAGGTTCGTGGTATCCATTTTATCTCCTGTGACTTAGTAACAGGTAATGTACCACAGTTATGATAGAAAACAAAAAACCCCGCCGAAGCGGGGTTCTCTGCGCTAAGTGCTTGATTTACATCAAGCTCCGGGGCTTCCGAAGATACCGAGCGGATCGCTCACTCCAAATGAGTAGCGTTCACGACTCTTGTAACGAACGTTTCCGGTGTCGAAGTCTCCATCCATTGACGTACTCAACGGTGTCCGCACGAAGTGCTTAAGTCCGTTAGGAACATCGGTGGTGAGGAACCAAGCGTTGGTGTCAGTCAAGAAGTGATTGACGGTGTAGCCTTCAGGGATTGAACCCATCATCTTCAACGCGTTCACATCGTTGTCTGCTGTAGCCACACGAAGCTCGGTTTGCAGCAAGCGGGTTGCTGTAAACATGAGATTCGGAGGAACAACCAGCTTGCGTGGCTTGGCTGCGATCAACAGACCACGTTCGTCCGTCCACCCTGCGATTTGAATAACGGCGTTTTCCAACGACGTTTCGTTCAAGTCAGCAGCGGTAGAAGGCGTGTTGCTGTTGGTGCCACCAGAGATGAGCGGATGAGCTGTCGAGAACAGAGGCTGTCCGTCACCATAGGTAACGACGGAGTTAAAGCCGTTGTTCAAAACTGCTGCTGCCTTCACCTGCTTGGTGTAAGCCATGGCACGAGCCAATGCTTTGGTGTAACGCGACGACAGGCTGTCGTACAGGTTATCTTCCACGGCCTCTTCGGTGATCGAAAAGCCCATAGCAATGGTTTCGTGGTTGTACCTTGCGGTCCATGCTTCTTGTGCGTTGTCATAAGCAATCGCACTGCCTTCCGGTTTGACCGGAGCGGCACTAAAGCCAGACAGCTTGGTTTCCTCTTCGAAGCTGCGTTCAGAAGATTCAGTTTCGTAAATCTCCTTATGCTCTTCGCCATAACGAGCATACTCCAGACCGAACAATGCATTCAGGCCGGGGAGAAGCTCTTTCAGTAGTTGCGCGCGTGAAATAGCCATTTAAATTTCCCCTTAAACGCCAGTTGCGAACTGGTAGCTGTGGTAGCCTTGGTTCCACTTGACGAGGACTTCTGGGTAACCAACGAAGGTTACTGTCTGTCCTGCGGCCAAAGTGATTGCCGAAGCTAAAGTCACCGTCGTGCTGTTAACGTTTGTCACGTAGTTGTATGAACCACTACGGAAAGCGCCAGCCGTTGCAGTCGGTGCAATGATTTGCATACCTGCTTGCAAACCAGTTACTGCCGCCGTCAACGTGAGGGTGGTCGAAGAACCCGAAGTACTTCCTACACCGGTAAGGGTATAAGCTGTCTCAGGTACAACTGCAACGATACGGAAGGGAAGCGCAGTCGTAACACGCTTATTACCAGTACCGTTTGTTGGGTTGTCTGCCGAAACGGCCATGGCTGAATTACCCGTGATGCTACTGCCGGCAGTGCCAGTAACTGCATACACGTTTGTCCCAACCAAACCAGTTGAAGCATAACCAATCGTCGTTGCTGTGTTAGATACAGAACCCGATTGTCCAACCATGGCAACCTTGAAGACTGCCGAAGGATCATCCACAACATAAGCTACTGCGTCATTGGCTGCGGTTGAAGCAGGCCAATACTGAGCAAACAGCTTTTGTCCGGTGGAAGGATTGGTATATGAGCAACCTACAAATACCCCGATTTGACCGGCGCGAGCCGTTGTCGTGGTAGAAGTAGACATACCCGTGATGTTGATTGCACCACCCGCAAGCTCAATCAGGTCACCATTAAAGATGCTGGTTGAATAAGCGTAGGGGATGGGAATCTGACGAGTGGCTCCAGCATAGGGTAGGCCGTTTAACTCATTAATCGGCACAAAACCAAATGCGGAGCTTACTGTGGGATAAGCCATCTTTAACTCCTAAGTTTAAGAAGCTCCACGTCCGAAAGTGACTTTGCTTTGCCGATCTTTAAAGAGTGGCATTCTCGAGTCATTTTCTCGCATGAAGTTGTTGTCTACAGATTGCATTTGAGCATCAGTTTGTTTCTGATAGAACTCATTGCGTTGACCAACCATTTCAGAAGGTGTTTTGCAAAGCAACAGACCACCGATCTCAATGCTGTCTGGAAACCGCAAGGTTTGGCCAGCCATCATCTGGATTTCAGGATGCATCGAAGCTTTAACAGGTTCCCAGCCTTCACGTAACTTGGAAGAAATGTGACGTGGATCAGCCTCACCCAAAGTGCTAATACGAATCCAACGAAAGTTATACCCTGGCTCCGGTGTCGGATCAGGTAATAACTGCGGCGGCATCCACTTCTTTGGACGTTCTACCGTTTCCCTTGATTCGCGTTGACCTCGTTCTTGCTTTTCCATTTCAATTCCTTTGTAGTTTTGCCACTTCGAGTGCGTATACCTCAATCGGTATCTTGTAGCGATTGGCATAATCAACCTGTTTTTGTGTCAGCTTTACTTTCTTAGGAGTAACGCTGCGCGTAGCAGGTGCCACATTTGACTTTACTGACCGTCTAGGTGTTTCCTCGGCGTCAAAGTATTCCGGGAAAACTTGTCTCATACGAGTGTTTAATTTCTCGTAGTACTCATCAGACGATGCAT